TTAAAGCCTGCGCTGTGCATTGCGCCAATGGTAACAACTAGGATGTCAGTTAATGCATCTAAAATTTCTTTTGAGTCACACGCATCAATTGCTTCTTGTAATTCAATACGTTCCTCGTCAATAAGGTCAACATACATATTGAATTGTTCGTTATTCCAATCCTTAACAGACTGGTCACACGCAGTCATAAATTTTTCTTGATCTACAAATGGGTTTGTCATAATTATCCTGGAACGTTAAAATTCATAGCACCAATAGCAACTCTTTCGTCACCTTCATCTGGCTTCTCATCACTTACTAATAGTACACCTTCAAGGTCAATCATACGAACTGTAATTTCTTCACCTTCTGGGGTTTCATATTGCATACCGCGTGTCCAACGTCCGTGCATCATAAGCAACCATTGCCCTACTTTGATTTCTGTTTGTTCATTACCTACAAACAAAACACGGCACCATCTTGGATGTAAACCACTACTCTTACCGTCGTCACTGGTTAGTACAATACCACCTTTAGTTTTACCTTCGCCAAAGTTCATATCGGTCACCATGACCTTGTCCCTTAGTGGACGAATCACGCCTTTAATTACGGCCATTTACTTCTCCTGTGGTTTTGCTTTTCTCTTAGCAAGTATTTCTTGTGCTTGCTCTGGAGTAATTTCTGGTTCTGGACCAAATTCTTCAGAAAAATCAGTTTCTTGTATTTGTTGTATTTCTACTTGTGTTTTTGCTTCAGTGATTTCATCTCTTGAACGGACAATTTCTCCGTTTGGACGAATCTCGTCACCTCTTGCATTTACTTTCATATTCCCAACTGCTGGCACTAACTCATTAGATAGTCTTAAACTATCAAAGTCAATTTCCTTGCCTTGCATTGTTCTATAAATTTTTCTTTCTGCCATGATAATCTCCTTGTCTTATACTTATTTTAGGAACTCGTTGACGTCTAAATTATATTTTAAACTGTGTATTTTGTGTAATCCAATCAAATAAAGGCAAAAACTAGCAACGCTACTACCTCTGCCAACACCCCAAACTATTTGATTTTTTCTAAATTCGTCAACTAGGTATTTTGAAATTATTAAAATTTGACGAAGATTGAATTTTTCGTACAATTCTAATTCTTCTTTTACTCTAAAAAATTCTTCTTCAGTTTGACACTGCTCGTATAGCCAATCCTCAATATTAAATTTTTGATATTGCTCAGGAATAAACCAATCTTGTTGATTGATTTTATCATAAGTGGAAATATCTATATTAAGTTCTTCTGGCAATTTAATTTTAATTTTTAAATCACAAGAGTCTGCGGCTTGATTAAATTTTTCAACTATAGTAGCGGAGTCAAAGGCAAGCTGGTCTATTGCCAACTCTGGATTTTGAAAAAGTAATTCGATTGCTTCTTTTTCTGTTCTGACAACTTGCCCATACTGATTTATACGCATTTACGTATTTTAATACTTTGTACTGGGAATGTCAACCTATATTGATTAAGTCGTCTAAATCTTTGCCTAACTCTCTGTTCATTGCTTCATTTTTTCTTTGTTCACGAGATTGCTGTTCAGTTTTGTAATCTTCTAGAAGCATTAAGAGTTGTGTGCTCGCTGACGGACTCACTTGTAAAACAGTGGTATATTTTTTGGTAAGCTCTCTAATTTTTTCTTCTACATCGCTATCGGAGAGCTTGCTTAAATCAACTTGTAATGGGTGCATTATTAAGGTTGTTGTTGATAAACGCCTTCCAAATCAACGAATGTATTAACACCGCCATCTGGACTTGAAATTTTAAACACGTATCTTTGAAGTTTACTGTTTGCTTCTCTTATACAATCAACGTAATTGGTATTACCAAAACCTTGACCTAGATGTAAAAATTGTGTTGGGCTACCCAAGCTGTTATTGATAACACCCTTTTGGAATTGAACTCGTTTAGTTCCAGAAGCTGATATAACTTCTAGTCTAAATTCAGCATAACAATCAACCGGCCAGTTATCAACTTGGAAAGTATTGTTTGCATTATTCACTGAATACTTTTTATACTGGAAATCACCAAAAGCAATCACGTTTACTGTTCCTGCAGAATTTAAATCTGCACTACTTCTAACACCGTGATTCTTTAAAACTACATTACTTAAGGTGTTATTGCCCATGTCGTTGTTTGTTGTTTTATCAACGGCATTTGTGTTTAGATAAGTGATCTCAGTTTGAGCGGTGCTCAAAGCTGTCTTAATTCTAGCAAAATTATCTCTAAAGCCTTGACTATCGTTGTCTTGTCCAGCTGTAGGAAAATTTTCATTGATTGTACTAAAAACGATTGCGCTTACGGCTGTCATATGATTTCCCTGTTAATAAACTTAATATATTTATCCCCGGTACCGCCCTGAGGATTTTGAATTATGATTCGATCAATAGTAAAGTTGAGCTTCTTGAAGTCAAAATTACTTCTTCTAATTAATTCTAAAACTTTGGCACTTTCGCCAGGTTTTAGGTAGCAAATTGGGATAGCCTTAACGTAGCCAATGATATTACCTGTACCATCCTGACTTGTGTTCATCCAAAGAGGACGATAGTTGTCGTCTTTTTTCAGTGCTTCTGTAACAGATAAGAAATCATCAATAATAGCAACACGCTCGTTTATCAATCCCCAATCCTCAAACTCTGTAGGTGGGTCAATATTTCCAACTAATCCCCAGCCCTGTGGTTCATCGCCAATGTAAGGGCCGTCATATATTGGTGCTACTAATACACTTTCGGTCTTTTGTGAACTTACGCTCTCAATGCCCTTTTGCATTAATGTAATACTACTTGGATAAACAGTGTCTATTCCTGTGTCGTCAATGGTAGTACTGTTTGTATCCATTCTAATTTTTGTATAATCTGCTGTTAGTAAGTCGTAATCAAACCCTAGTTTAATTGATTCAGCAACACTTACATTGTTAATTTCGTAAGGGTCATTGATTTCTATATAAACTACTTCATACTCAACAGTTGTGCCTTTTTTAGCTATTGCAGATTTTACTTCACCAAAATAAAGTGGTCTATCATAATAGTTTCTTTGAACAGCACTTGCATAGCGTTCAGCACTTGTGCTTTCAATTCCACCTAGTAATAACATCTTTGGAATTCTTTGTATTCCAAAGTTACTATCTTCTAATCTATAGATACTGTTCTGTGGGAAAATAATTGGATCAGTAATAAAGTTGAAATACTCGTCTCTACTGTTTCTTGTTAAGAACGGTTGTAGATAAATGTTAGTTAATGTTACATTTGTTGTAGCCAAGTATTCAATGTTAAAGTCTTGATCTACATAACCAACATTCTGTGTGTCACTTGCTCTTACTCTGAATCTAAACAACTTATCTATAGTAGTTCCATCTGTTCCATCTGGACCAGCAATACTGAATCTAGCTGATTCAGATTGTATATTAGCATCTATACTTGTAACAACTCGTTTAGGGAAGAAGTATGGTTGCCAATTAACAGATTCAGAAATCCAATTACCTGAACTTCTATATTGGTTAACGCAAATGTAAAGATTGTTATCAAAAGTTATAACATCATTTACAAGGTACAGTCTGTTTTCCGTATAAAAACTTCTGTAGACACTTCCAGTATTTGGACTTATCTTACCAATAATGTCTCCGTTCAATCCAACTGTTAATTCTGTTGGTAAGCTATCCAAGCTCTTCAAGTTACAATAAATCTCTGCATCTTCACCATTGAATAAAGATGTGTATTTGAACCAAATATCGTGTTGCAAGTTTGTTGATGGAGTTTTTGCATCATACTTAGTATAGAATACATTAGGATCAAACGCACCTTTAATTCCTTGTGGCAGTCTTTCTAAATATTTCCATGTATTATTACTCTTTCTAAGAGCTTTAAACACACCGTTCATTCTTACGATTGCTAAATCATAATTTATACCAACTGAATTTGAAGGAATACTATTAACAACTGTTGGTCTTACAGGAACCCAAACACCTGCTAGTCCTACATATCTAAAATCTAATAATCCAAAATTGCTTTCATCTAAATCAATCCAGTACTCGCCGTTACTTGGAGTCGATGATCTTGTAGTTGAATAATTTTGACTTTCCCAAGCAAACGTATTTGGATTATATTTTCTAACATCAACTTCAACTTTAGTCCAGTTGATAAAAACAGCCAGTGCTGTGTTGCCATTTGGAATTAAATCGTAAACACCAGTGTCTGGAGCTCTCTCTACTTTATCAAATAGTTCTTTTTCGTAATAAGCACTAGCAGTATAGTCGTCATATACTGTAGGAATATATTGTTTTTCCCATTCTAAGTTTAGACTGTTGTATCTCTTTAAGGTTAAAATTAGTCCATTCTTCTTAATGTTTGTATAAACTATTCTAACTGATGTGCTATCACTAAATGGCGGTGTAAAAATAAAATACCCGTTTGATTTTTCTTGAGCAGATTCTTCAACAGCGCCTGTACTGTGTCTTAAACCAAAATTATAATAAGTGTCATCAATATTTCTAAAACTCATTGTAAAGTTACTGATAGAAACATTTATTTTATAAGTTTGACCTTTATCAAAAGTTATAACTGGATTTAAACCATACCCTTCAACATAAATTTTTCCATTTTGTTCACTAAAGTCTAGTTCTATATAATTTGTTTTAGATGTTTTGCCATATCCTGGAACTAATGAATAAAATATAGAACTGGATGGAATTGTTGAAGTTGCTTCAACTTCAAACAATGACTGTTCGTTTGGTCTAATACTGCCAAGCAATGCTGGGCTAGTGAATGTTATTTCACCTTCAATATTACCTTTGACTGTTAAATCAAATTGTTTAAAAACACTGGCAACTTCTACATCATCAATTATTCGTACTGCTTTTACTGTGAAGTTATATGTTTTTGTAATACTTGGTTGGTATGGGATAAACCCGCTAATCTCTCCACCGTCAAAATCTAAAGATAGATAATTTGATTGGAATCGGGCTTGTCCAACTCCAGTAAATGGATTATACAATAATGCATCAATTGGATTAATTAACAGTCTATCAGAGAACAGTTGATACTTAAATCCGTCAACGTTTTTAACATAAAAAATTCCGTTGTTTAATTGTGTAGTGCCTGATACATTTGTTAATTTAATTCTATCACCATCTTTAAAAACTCTAGATTGTGACAATGTAATTGCCGCAGGTCTAGTTAGTTCAATGTCAACTATTTGATAGGTAACAGCATTTTTAATTTCATCTGGTGGCCCAAGTTGAGATTCTGTACCATCAAAATTCACATCCATCAAGCTAAAATATATTTTTCCAACACTTGGGGTAGGATCAAAAACAGCTAGATCATAAATGAAGTTGTTGTCACCTTTAATTGTTGGTAATGTATTTGGACTAATCCAAATTGGAGACTGTACATACGTTTTACTTGTATCAAAGTCTTGGGTGTCAGAACTAATAAATGTAGTGTCAACACGTAATGAGTCTTCGCTCTTAACTAAGATAGTATATGTTTTAGTATCAGTTTCTTCCCCATTACTAACTGTGACTGCAAATTTATAAACTCTAGAAATAATCTTAGCACCAGCAGTTGGTAAACCAAAACTTATCAACGGCGGAGTTGAATATCCGCTACCAGTGTTAATAATATCTAAAGCTACAACTGAACCGTTACTGACTCTTGCGGCTATTTGTGCGCCTGAACCAGATCTTAAATTACATGTTGCTTCTGCACCAATGCCAGTATTTTGATCTTTAAAGGTTATTGTTGGCGCAGTAGTATATCCTGTACCAGGATTAGTAATTACAATTCCGCCAACACGTTTTCCTATAGTTTGATAGTAGAATGGATTAGCTTGACCGCCATCAATAATAGTGTCTACTTCAGATATAGAATCTCCGCCATCTATTATATCTAAATAAGATGACGTACTTTGTTCACCGTCTAATAAAGAATCAAAAATAGGTATTGGAAGTAAGTCGTCTTCTAATACTGCATAACCTGTTGCAGTTACGCCTCCAGGAGTTGGACTTAAACTAAAAAGTACTTCTGGAGCAGTAGTGTAACCTGATCCTTTATTGACAATAGTAATTTGATTGATACTACCACCAATAATAACTTCAGGATCTAAAATGTATCCATTTCCACCATATGTCAAAGCTGTAGTATTGATTTTTCCTTGATTCACTGTTACAGAAGCATTTGCTGTTTCTATAGCAGAAGAATAATCATAAGGATTCATATCATAATAATCTTTATCATATGTTCCTTGTACAGTTTTGTAATCTAGATTTAAATCGTCATCAATAGTTCCGTAAAGAACACCATCCTTGCTTAACTTTAATCCAGGCGGTAACTGTCCAGATCCTTCTTCAATGTAAAATCTTAAAGTTTGTCCTTTTGGTATTGCAGGAGAAGTTGCTTGGAATTGATAATATACGGTACTCTTATTCAACACATAATTTTCTTTAGCGTTGACTAGATTCAAAGTTCCTTCAGGATCTAATAATACAGGAGAAGTTGAACTTGTTACAATTATTTTAAAAGTTCTATCTTGAATTATTTTACTGTTATTTGGTCCAGTATTATTACTAGCTCTTAAAACAAAATCATATTCTTTGTCTATCCCTAAATCTTGAGGGATGCCAGAAATGAACCAAGTTAACTCGTCATTAACTGTTCTATTGGTTAATTTTAATCCTAGCGGAAAAGATTTAGAGATTAATTCAACAGCTACTACATTAGCTACATCAAGCGGCAACTCTACAGACAACCCTGCATTTATAGTTGCAATCAATCCTGATTGAGTATTCCAAATTGGTCTTAACATATATTACGCCACGTTAGCAGTTCGCCACCAAAAACCATCCAAGAATGTAAATGTACTTGAACCATTTGGATCAGAAGCCGCAATATTGACTGTTCTTGATGCGCCGTTTATTTTTCCTCTTAGTACAAGATATCTAGGTCTAGTATCTAGCGCATTACCGTAATTTCCTCTGTCTAACATTATAATAGTTTTCATTTGACCTTGAGTACCGTCATTCATAAATGCGTAGGCTAATGCCGCTGAATCGTCTACCCAGTTTAGTGTTCTAACAAATGTAACAGGTGTTGTGACTGGAATTTCTATTTCTAATGAGTTGGCTGCTACTTCAACAATATTAGAACCTGTAATAAACAGTCTGCTGTTTGTTGTTAATTTTAAATCACCACCAGTAACAATAATAGAACCACCGCTACTACCAGGTACAAGATTTATATTGTTACCTGTTACTGTTTGTTGTATTTCATTATTAGTAATATTAATATTACCAGCTCTTGTTACATTTGATGTGATTGTTCCTGAAACAGGCAAATTACCACTAACAGAAACACCAGATATTGTTGATTTTAAACTTATCTGTACACCGTTAACTGTAGTAGATGTATTAATATTTGTACTGCCAGATATTGTAACAGTTGCGCCCTTAATGACAGTTAAATTGCCACCAGAATCTCCTGTTAATGGGAAACTTTGTAAACTTGCATTGTAAACAGAACTTGTTTGATCATCAACATATTTCTTAGAAGTTGCATCACTATTATCTGTTGGCACAGTTAACGGCAAGTTAGTAATCTTTTTACCACTAACATCAATTGATGTGCCTGGACTTAAAATTAATTTTCCAGAAGATGATAAAGTTTGATCACCAGTTCCAGTTAAATTAATGAAGCCAGCAGATAAGGTAGTTGTGGTAATTATGTCATTAGTTGATGAAATGACAGAAGCAGTTTCTACTCTGCTGTTAAATGTGACTGCTGTATCAGCACTATTCTTTTCTATTGTTGTTACTTTTAATGAAGCCGCTTCAATACCACCAGCACCTGTTCTTTTAACTAATGTTCCAGCAACATTTGTACTGGATTCATAAATGTTTAAAACACCGCCAGTATAATCTAACGATGTGCCAGGAGTAACAGAAATTGCACTTCTAGCTCTTGCATTAGTAAAATATAAATTTGTATCTTCACCAATGTCAGCAGTGGTTAATGTCACATTCTGTGTGCCATTAAAATTCTTTCCGTTAATAGTTCTAGTTGTTTGTAAGGCAGTAGCAGTACTCGCATTACCAGTCACGTTACCTGTTACGTTACCAGTTAATGAAGCTGTAATTGAATTAACAAATTCAATTCCAGATAAATCATTTTTAATGACAAGTATTTTACCACCATCACCTGGCAAGTAAGCATTAGGCGTGTCTAGTAAACCAAGTAACGTACTGACTCCACCGCCACCGCCACCTCCGCCAAAACTAGGTGTAACCCATTCTAATAAATTGTTCGGGTTAATACCGTCTGGAACTCTAACTTGTAGTACTTGGCCAGGGGCACCAATGTCTTGAGGAAAACTATAACCGCCAATAGCAGATCCGCCTGCATTAGAATCTAAGTAACCTCCATAGAAATTAATGTAGGTGTCTGGCTTCTCTGTCAATAAGATTAAGTCATTGTTAGATGGTTCTTCAAATGTACCAGTGTTATTAATAACTTGGTAAGGTTTGATTGAAGAATTTCTAATTTCAATGCCGTTACCAATAGTAACTCTGCCATTTCCTCTAGCTTTAATAACGTCTAAGAAATAAGGAGTGCTTGGCGACACTTGTTCTCTTCGTACTCTAGCAACAAACGTACTATAAACGTCTTGTCCAAAATTTGGATACTGGTCATACTCTAAATGATTTAAAACACCAATAAATCCATGTAATCGGTATTCAGGCAGAGTTGGTATGTTTAACGGATCATATCCTGGCAAATCTGGATCAATTACGTTAACAGATTCAAAAGCAATGCCTGTTCCAGATGGAATTGCTTGACTAGAGTTGTTAACTGTTGAGCGTAATCTTAATGATTCAGAAAGACCAAAACTCTGTTGTCTCATTGTTAAGATTGTCGCTCCGCCCAAGTCTGTTATGGTTGGGACATCTGTTTCTAATATTAGTTGGTCTGGATAATAATTTGAATTAGCAACTAGCGGTGATGTGCTATCAGCTGACGTAACACTGATTGTACCAATACCAAATATATCTTGTTCGTTTAAATTTAAACCACCAGACACTAATGTTGCAGTTAGCCCACCGCTGAAAGTTCCAACATGAGAGCCTGTAATGGTTGCAGGACTAGTAGCAGTGTTGACAACTACTGTATCAGGTACTCCTAGTCCCCTAATGGCAACGTTACCGTAGTGTGTACCTGTAGAATTTCCTGCTAATGATCCTACAAACCCGTTTCCAGTTGCGTTGAAAATAGGTGCTGTAATTGAAGTAGAAGCGTTAACGGTTGTTGCTGTGACACCTGCAAGAATCGTTCCTGCTTTTACAGTTAATGTTCCGTTTAATAATGTTGAGCTTGGAAAATTGCCAGGACCACTACTGCGTCCAACAGTTAAATTATCTGTTAAGATTGATCCGTTGTGGTTAATGTTTCCAAACCCAGTTATATTAGAGCCTGCTAAATTTAAGTTGCCACCAAGTTCAGGAAGTAAATCAGTTGATAAACTAAAACTACCGTTGATAGTTAATTCGCTACCAACAATTTGTGTTGATATCGAACCTTCACCACGTATAGTCAATGTGGAGTTAGGACTTGAAATAGGGTAAACGCCGTTATCGGCAGAAACAGTTGTAATATTGGGCTGTGCAGTGACTGTTGATGTTAATCTAATTACATTGCCATCTTGCGTTAGTGCTATGCCTGCACCTGCTGCCAATGTCCTAAAATTCAGTACTTCATTAGTCTTACCAATATAAAATTGTCCAGAACCACCGCCTAAATTAGCGCCAAAGTTAGTTTCTCCGCCTATAGTTGCAAGTAATTGAAAGTTATCATTTACTTTTAAGAAGGCGGATCGCAGGTCATCGCCAGTGCCATCGTTAGGATTTATGCCAATATTTACGTACTGAATGCTCATTTCTCGTTCCTATTTCTAGTATTTACCACTTTATAGATTAAGCGTGAATTGCTCTGTTTTATATATTTACCCAATATTTGATGTTAAATACCCTGATGGATATACACGCAGATAAAGATTTTTGGACCAATTTAAAGTGGCCCGCCGCCCCTAACGATGCGGATTATTCAGTATTTGAAAGCTACTGTACAGGGCGTGTTTTACTTCTAGGTAGTACTAAACTGCTTCTTCCACTAGCTACAGAGGCATGGGACTTGGAACCAAAATATGCAGACGATAAAATTAAGCATAAAGACTGGTTTACATTAGACGAGCATTGGGACACAATTATAGTGGACGGCGCATTGGCATTGGGTGAAGAATACTGTAAAACACTTTTGCCCATAGTCTTAAAACATTGCGACAGATTTGTCGCCCGAGCCTTCTTAAATCCTAATTGGCCCACAAAGTATGCTGTGTACTTTCCCCGTGCTGAAGAATTGAATCCAGTGCCACAAGAACACCCTATTAACGAAGTTTACACATTTTATATATGGAACAACAAATAATATTAGCCATGTACTCGGGCGGTTTAGACAGCTTGGGTATGATATACAAGCTACTTACAGATCCTGAGTACAAGGACTATAAGTTACACATACATCACATACATAATCGTAATATAGAAAATAGAGATAAGGCTGAAGCTATTATAGTAGAAAAAGTATTAGTAGAACTAGAGAGGTTAGGGTTTAGTTTTGTCTACAGTGAAAGTCAAATAGCCAGTCAGCCCTACAACGGCAAATTTATGTATGATACAGACAGCATTAACTTCTTTGCTGGATATATTTGTAGTGCGAACCCTAATATTGTAAAAGTCGCCATGGGTATGCAGGCAAATGATTATAATATAGCACTTGAAGATAGGCGTAAACGTGCTGATGCTATATTAGCGGCATTTACAGACGTGGGTAAAATTTATCCTGTACTAGAAATGACTAAACGTGAGATATATGACAGTTTGCCAGAATCATTAAGAGATATGTTTTGGTCGTGTCGCAAGCCAGTGTACACAGAAAAAAATATCGCACCTTGTGGACGGTGCGATACTTGTGTTAAGTTAAAAGAACAAGGGATCCGTTAAGGCAATCCGTAGGTAGTTTTAAGTGAATTATAACTTGTTTGGATAGCAGTAGCATCTAAGGCTGTACTATTGTTTATATTATGGTAGAAGTAAGTACCTGGACAAGGATCATTAGTTCCAATGCCATTATTTTGGTGTCTAGCACCAATTAGTAGTATGTTGCCAGCAGGCAATGGTTGTACATAACCGGTTGAATCTGGAGTTACGAGTACACCATTTTTATAAACACTTATGCCCATGCCGTTTTCATGTGTAAATGCCCAGTGTGTTCTGGATCCAATGTTGGCTACAGTATAATTGTTTACTCCAAGTGGCGACCCAACTGCCAAATTAGTAGTACTATTAAAATAAGCAAAGTGTCCGCTAGCGGTATCGTAAATTTCGTTGCCCCATAAAGTAGCCCAGAATTGTGTTGGAGCTACTTCAGCAATGATTTCTACAGTCCAACTATAGCCTAGTGATAACGTTGTGTTGATAACTGCTGGTCTAAATCTATTCACCGTACTAGAATATGTTGATCCAATAAAATAATCAGCAATACTCAAGTAACCAACTTTACCTTGAAAGGCATTGCTAGTAATCATGTTGGCAGTATCGGCAATACCAATGCCAAAATATTCAGTAGTAGGTCCTGGCCCTTGTCTAATGTATGTTGGCAAGCCTGTAGTAGCCACACCATTTAATTCAAATGTATGATTGCCGTTAACTTCCTCAGCAAAGTAAATGTGGTTCCATTGATGTAATGTTACAGTATTAGTTGATATAAAACTTTGTGTGCCGGCACCATTCCAAAATCTAGCTCTGATATAATTATTACTGTCTATTTCTAACACGCTATAATGATAACTTGAAAGGCCATTATTTTGCTGGTCCATCTCATTCATTATCTGACAATTGTTAGCAGTAGGCCAGAACCACAAGTTAATAGCAATAGCATTAGTTTGCCAAGCATTGCCGTAGCCTATGTTTGTACTGATCATCCACTCTGTGCCAGTAAAGTTGCGAGTCTTACCTGTGTAACTTCCATCTCGATAAGTGTAACTTGGATTTGCTGGGGCAGGGTCAGAATAAACTGAGTTAGCACCTGTGCCGCCAAATGCGTACCAACTATCGTTGTCGCCAGACCAGAAAAACTCAGCAGGTGTTGGAGGCGGAGTTCCGCCGCCTCCTGTACTGATACTTGCTATTAGACCTTGAATAATTGTCATATTAGATATCCATAGTTACATCGGGACCCGTTAACATCCAACTGTCAGGATCTACTTTCATAATAGTGTAAACGTTGGCATTATCATTGTTGGCATTGAACTGCCAGTTGCCTTGATCAAAAGTGTTACTGCCTGCTACTAAAAATTGTACATCACTGTTGCCGTCATTGTTAACATATATTCTACAGTTGTTAAAGTCGCCTATGACTACGGTTACAGTAAATCCAATTGGCAATGGCACGTCGGCATTACTTGGAATTTTAATAGTTGAATTAAACTGATCTGGATTGTTATCATAAAAGATAAACTTGCCATTCATACTAGCGTTTAACCAAGTAGTGTTGTCGCCATTGTCTACTGAGTGACGAGCAATACCTGCTGATTTCAATTCACTACCATCAACAAATACTAACTTACCTTCTCCGCCAAGTACATAACCTGCTGGTGTAACACTACCTACTACGTCTGCTGTAACACTGATGCTACTGCCTGCTGTTGTAAAGGTAGTCTGATCTACATCTGGAATAGTTGCGGCAGTGACCACAGCATTACTGGTGTTATCTGTCCAGGCAGCGTTTGGATCCTCACTCCAAATCCAACGTCCGTATGTACCCAGGCCAGCACCACTGGTGTTAAACTTAAAGGACAAGGCTACAAAGTAGTTGTCGTTTTCGTCATAAGCATTACCAGCGTAGTAAATATCGTCGCCCTGTACAGACATAGGTTGTATGTCGTAGTCTTCCATGTCATACATAGCATACTTTTCTTGGTTGTCCAAGTAGCGAGCCCAGATTAAACTACCGTCGGTTTTGCTCAACTTCATAAAGGACCAAAGATTGTGGCTGTTATTTGGATCGTTTTGATTGTAGAAACTACCACCAACAATGATGTCACCGTTAGTGTCTAAGACCATTGATGGTTGATTGTTCCATTCGTCGCTGTTATTTTGTGCTACTTGCCATACCAGTGTGCCTGTGCTAGTTAATTTGGTAACAATAGTATTGCCGTCGTTATTAGTAGCACTGGTATAGACATTGCCTGTACCGTCAACTGCTATTGTGCCAGCATCATTACCGTCTCCTGTGTTGTCTTCAACATACTTGACCCATATAGTATCACCAGTACTAGGATTAAACTTGAACAAGGCTATTTCGTTGGTGTTGTTATAAAACTCACCTAGAGCGTAGATGCTGTCGTCAAAATTGTCATAGACTACAGAACTAAACTGTTCCCATTCGCCGGTGCCGTATGTATGTGACCAACCGTCAGTTAAAATAAATGCTTGACTGTTTAGTCCTCTACGTATGTTCCAAGTACCTGTGTAAGTTCCTAGTCCCACTCTAATGCTGTCAGGAGTTGTGCTATTAGTGCCAAAGCCACTAAGGTCACCAACTGTATATAATATCCCACCTATCTGATTAACTTCATCAGTAATAGTTGTTGATATAGTTGTGCTACCGATTGTAATGGTCAGTGTTGTACCCACGTTCATTAATGAGTTAATGGTTGTAAGTGTGTTTTCAACATAAACAATCCACGGCCCAAGACTATTACTAATATTAAGATTCTCAACGGAATAATCAGTGTTAATGCTGTATAAATTAGTGTTCTCAGTACCACGATAGTCAACACCTTGACTCATAACGATACGAGTAGTTGCGGCTACTTGATTTGAAACTCGACCTACTGGATTGCTATTAATAACAATATAGTTGCCGCCGTAGTCATACAACGAAAATACAATGTCATTACCATTGTTGTCAATAGTGTATGTTTCACCAGGTTGTACAGTTGTTCCCTGTGGCAATTCAAAACGCCACAGTCCGCCAGTATTTTGTACATCGCTTATTGTTGCCCAGTCAGTAATACCCGGGCCACTTACTCGCCATCCAGTTTGTACTGCTGAGAATCCTGGATAATCTTCAGTCGAGAAATATACAAACTCGTCTGTACTATTAGCCCAAGATGTACCCGACAATGTAACAGTGTTAATACCTCCCATTAGACTACCGCGAACTTTTACAACATCGCCGCTGCCATAACCTTGGCCGGCTTGTTGTACACCCCAAGCATCAATCATGCCGCCTGTAAAATCACCGTTAGTCAATCCTGCTGGGACATATCTAAGTTGAACTGTTAGTACACTCTTGTTGATCAGTATTGATGTAACATTGTATGTGTAGTCAACGGGAATTGTTCCGTTACTGACAGTGACACCAGCTTCAAAAATACCACCACCTATGTCTGACCAAGCAGTGGTTTGGTTAAGTAGGAAAGTTCCGCCAGTGGAAACTATTGTAAGTGAATAAGCACCAGTTTGTGCTAGTAAGTGTGTTTGAGCGATGCCGTTACTCCAACTTGCGTCAAGACGCAGTTGAAATGTAGTTCCGCCGTTACCAACTACAAATTGTAATTGCCCGACAGCATAATCTGTAGTTTCAGTATAAGTTTGTGGACCACCTGTACCAGTTACTGTGGTTACTGGTAAGTCGCTAAAGTAGTTAATGTTGTCTGGTGTGTACCAAGCATTGGCATTTTGTGGATCATTTTGAACTTCAAAATTGTTATAGTTCCACGGTACTATTGGACTAGACAAACTGCTGTTAGCCACAGTTAGTACGTTGACCTTACTGCCCCAAGTTTCTCTATTAGGAGTAAGATTATTATCGATAATTGTTTCGCCGTCTAATGATCCTGCTATAATATGACTATTTTGAGGGCCTACAGCAAATGCTCTTATGCGTTTACTACCAATGTTGTTAGTCGATACTGTATAAGAACCGTTAACAGTTCCATCAGATAGATTTAATGTTAATACAGCAATTTCTCTTTCTTCTGTGCCAGTAGTAAAATAAGTGATACCGACTACTAATAAGTTTCCATCAATGGTCAATGTTCTTGGAACAGCTTCATAACCGTCAATTTCGTCAATGCCAACTTTCCACTTGACTGTGCCATCTGGGTTAAACGCCCATATATACTGCGGTCCAGCATCGTTAGTACCACAAGCATACATTACACCGTCAGCATCACCAACAGAATAGTTAAACCATTGTCCATCATTACCTCCGCTGTCAACAACAGCAATCAAACCGCTGTTACTTTCGCCAAATGTAATAGTTGTGTTGGCCAATATGCCACCGTTGGCTTTGGTTAGTTCAGGTGCTAGTCCGCCACCACCTGTAGTAGCCGCATAAGTTATTTCACCACTGATTGGATCATAATATAATGTAACATCATCGTATGCTTCTTCACGAATAGGTTTAATAAACAAACCTGATTCAGATGGAGATAAATCTTGGCCTGTAGCATTTAATGTAATACTGTTGTCAAGGGCAAGTGTGTATGCGGCTTTAGCACCAATAGCAATAGCATTTTCACCTTGACTGCCTTCAAAATCTTCATTGCCAAGGAAACCTGCCTGGTAACCAATGTAAACACCACCAGGAGCACTTCGATAACCCACATCATCGTTACCAATAGCAACCACACCGTCGGCACGAGTTGTATCGCCATTATTGCGTCCAATAGCAAAACCGCTGTTAGGAACACCGCCACTAGCAAAGTGAACTCTAATAGCCAATTGTTCGTCTAATACAAGTCTGTATGACTCTTCACCCGGATCACCGTCGTTGGTGACAACTCCTTCTAATCCGTTAACGCCACCGCCACCAATAGTTTCAATTTCACCAGCACGGATCTTAACACGAAATGGAATCTGCTCCCAGTCACTGAAATTAAATGGAGAAAATGGATTTGCTACTGGATCTCCAGCATAGGCCCACATGTTGTTATTCTTAGCACCGTTGGCTGAAGAAAGATTCCAACCACTACCTTGACTAACAATTTCAATACCGTCAATAAAGTCGTCATCGTCAAGTTCAGTAACTGCGTACTCTGCTTCAACGTAGCCTCCCCCGTTACTTGGAATGTAATCTCCTTTTAGGATACTATAGTATGTATGATCAATAACAACGGGTACTTGTGTCCATGTTGTTGTTTGATCACCAACGTCTTCAATTTCTTCTGGAACATAGTTAACTGCTTGAGTAACACCAGGAATAACAACGCCAGTTGTACCTGCTTGTAAATTTACGCCGCCTAATGTTAGGTCAGCGCCCTGTATTGCGAATGGTTTAATTGTCATTTCTCATTATTCCTTAATCGTTTGTTAATTCAGTTGCTGTTACCATGACCCACATGTTTGTGCCAGTCATTGCCGCTGTTGGTTCCGCTAGTATTTGTACCACATCTCTAGGTTGTGCTCCTGGCTGAGCTACATAGTTTTCCACATAGTTCACTGTAAATGTTGCTAATGGAGCATCGCTAGTGTGTGTCACACCATATACCGAAGCAACTGCGGTTTTAATCCATATGCCACCATTGTCTATAAATCTGCGTTTAGTAGAAATTATCATTTCACACATTTGTACATCTTCATCATGGTCGCCGTCTATATTATTTGCTTGTATAACGGATACTTTAATAGTGGCCTTTATGCCGCCTATCCACCCGTCTAAACTAGTGTATGCTACAGTAGGAGCAGAGCCTGCGTTGATGTACGTGTTTTGTGCGCTAGATAGTGCGTAACCGTTAGGCATACCTAATCTGCCATCTTGTGTAAACGCCCAAGTACTATTATCAGTATTAATTATTACATCACCGTGTTGACCAACTTTATTGCCTTGACCAGCATTAATGAATACATTACCGCCGTAGCCTTTATTAGCCTCAATACTTTCATTAGCACTACCTGCCGTAAGAGTAACATTACCACCGTTGACGTCATTTGAACTGCCAATGCTGTATTGAGCATCACCGGCTCGTAGTTCTAAGTAGCCGCCCTTCTTGCCTGCTTGTCCATTACCACCTCGAATATTAATGTAGCCACCTTCACCACCAACTGCACCAGTTGCTAAGTTGTCGCTAGTCTCGCCACCTTGACCGCCGTGGATTTCAATACCACTACCATAGCCACCATTGCCTGGAGTACTCCAAGTACCGTAACCACGCTGTCCACGGATCTCAATATTGTAACTGCCAGTATTGACGCTGTCGTATGGTTGTTGAGTGATAACAACGTTGTTGTTTCGGTTACCTAATGCCAATGTCCCAGTAGTTAGGGTGTTGCCGGTTGAATTTGGGGTAGTCAGTGTTGGTAATGAGATAGTGCCGTCATCATTTAATCTAAATGCGTAGTTACCGTTGACTAGTTCATTGTTGTCAGCATTTGCTCTAATTACAGTTCCAATTAGGAAAGCACTTGAATCAAATTCTGGTGTAATTGTAGCAACAGTAACATTTGATGCGTTGTCTGAATCAGTTAGTTGAGCATCAACTACTGTGATATCGCTAGCATCGCTGAACAAGTTACCGCTAAAAGTTGCTGTGGTAAAATCCCAGTTACCTACTGTGAATGTATCTCCAGTAGCGGCAACTTGTACCAGTGCGGCTCTTGGACCTGTTCCTGGATCACCAAAGCCACCTGCTAGTGCTACGTAACCATTCTTGACTGCTATGTTACTGCCGCCACCTTGGTTAAAGAATAAGGGCCCGCCAAATGACCAAGTAGTGGTGTTGTCTATTAATCGTTGCCATTCTACTAGACCATCAAAACTGTACTTGGCCACAACCCATATGTAGTCACTTTGATCAGCAGTTTGGGTTACACCAGATACGTATAGTTTGTTATCTGGACCAACTACAATGCTAGTACCAAACGTGTCACAACCACCCACAACTCTACGACTCCACTGTTTAACACCACTGCTGTTAAATTTCACAATGCTCATCGCACTTTTTGTTCCAGGATTGAGATCAACTCGATATTGTCCAACAACGTAGATGTTACCAAAATCGTCAATGTCAGCATCTGCTCCTGAGCAGTCAAATCCTGCATCAAACTGTACAGCCTTTTGCCAGACTATGTCGCCAGCATTGTCATACTTGACAACTACCATGCGGTCATCTTGATCACCTGTAGCAGTAATACTGGCTACGTTGATAGTCATATCATCAACGCCAGTTGTACCACCAAAATATTCACCTGCTAGAGTAATAATTGTCTCGCCCACAGTTCTATTACCCACTGTATCACCAATAATAGTAATTGCAGGGACACCGTCGGTTACGATAAGATCAAATTCTACACCGTTACCAGTAACTTGACCATAGCCTGTACCGCCAGCATATTGAGTAGTCCAGTTAGGATTACTACTAGGAACTGCCACTGCTGTAGCAACTGCATTAGTACTTCCGCCGCCCAGTTGATCCATATAACCAACAACTACTGTGCTACCATCCGCACCCACTGCCATACCATATGCTTCTTCGTCTCGTTGTCCGTTGAGTTTCTTAGTCCACTCAACAGCACCAGTTGTGGCATTAATTTTACTAGTTGTTATGTAGTCATGATTACTACCTGGATCGCTAGCAAAGCCAACTATAACAGGGTTACCATCCGCACCAACATCAACTACACCACTAGTGCTACTAATACCAAAGTCATATGTCTTGCTCCAAACTATAGTACCGTCAACAAGGCTAAGTTTAACCAGCATTGATAAATTGGCTGCAGGATTTGGTCCAGTATCTGGACCGCTAAAGCCAGTTACATAGACTGAGTTGTCGCCTATTGCTAATCCCCAACCATTTGTATTAAAGTTGTCAGCAAATCTCATAGTCCAAATACGTGCGCCAGTGGACGTATACTTGCCTACTGAAGTGTAGATATTGCCGCCTTCTGTACCATTATAAAATAGAGCGATGATATTACCATCAGCATCATATTCTACGCTAGTTACCAACATAGGTATGTCTGTTATTGGATTGGTTTGTTCAAAAGTCTGTACCCAGATATTTTGATCTACTGTATTACCACCACCGCCTAAAACTGAGTTTCCTGCAGAATCTGTAATATCTCCACCAGTAGGTAATTTTAGATTACCGTCTTTATCAAATTCCCAAGTTCTAGTAGTAGTGCCATCGTCAGTTCTTAACAATACCTTGCCAAGTTCACCGTCAGCAAGAACAGCCGCAGTATAACCTGAGTTTGCTCCGCCACTGTTTAATGTTAAACGATCAGTTCTAGTAATAGAACCAGGAACAGTTAGATTGCCATCAGATCCAAATAGCCAATCTTTAATAGTTCCGTTGTTGTCAGCACGAACTATAGCATCATTAGTAGCAAATAATATCGCATTTCCAGATTCTGTCGCATCACCGTCAAGATATATACCTGAACTTGTTACGCCTACATCTGATGATACAACAACGCCAGTCTTAGACGTAATTGAGCCAGGAACAGTTAAGTTGCCATTTGCATCAAATGTCCAACGATTATTACTACCAACTTGCAAATTAATAGGACTATCTCTATAAATGTCTGCAGGGTACAAAGGTGGAGCCGTAAATCCTATACCTTCAATTGTTCCACCTGCTCCAACTTCTGTTACACTAATAGTAACACTGGCGCCAGGAATTCCTAAAAAGATTTCATCAAAATAGAATTCGTCACCTACAACATATCCTGTTCCTTTTGGATCAGGTGTAGCAGCCATCCATTGTGCTATAACTCCATCAGTGCTCAAAGAAAAACTTACACGAGCTAGGTCATCACTAGTTCCATTTGTAAGAGGGGTATTTAAGAATTCGAACGTTCTACCTTGTGGCAACTTTAATGTGCCAGCTGGTGTAAACTTCCAAAGAGGGTTGTCGCCAGCACTTATGACAACATCACTTTCTTGTTTTATACTGTAATTAGGACTTAAAAAGTTATATTTGTCACCAGTTGCGCCACTAGGCAAATAGCTAATCGTTAAACTTAATTCGCTACCGTCAATTGATACGCTAGTGATTGATCCTAAATCTTGTGTGCCAATACGATTAATATTCCAGCCAACTAAATCTTGTCCTAAATCTAATAAACTTTGAGGAGCATTAAACCATATTCTAGTATTGCCTGTCACATCATCCCAATGTGGTATGTTTGGTATTTTGCTACCAACTTCAGGTATTATATTACTGTTGATATAAGAATTATATGGTAAATTTAAATCGCCATCACTACTTAATATTAGATTAAATTCTTGACCAAACTCGCTTTTACTAGTTAATCGGTCTGTACTAACAACACTTGGTGTATTAGGAACTGGCTCTTCAGTTTGTAAACCTGCATCTGTAACCTTTTGTACCAATAATTTACCATTATCATTACTTAATTTTAGGTCACCAATATATACGCTGTTATCAGCAATAAAAGCATCTCTCCAACGTTTTGCAGGACTACCCAAATCGTATGTGTTATCATCACTTGGAATAATGTGTCCAGCATAAGCTGACAAATCAGTTTGTTGATCGTCAAAATATGGCAACGCTCTCCAAAGGGTTACGCCATCGCCTATTTTTAATTTTTTATTGGTTAAGTCATACCCTGGTTCGCCCTGACCTAAAACAGGATTATTGTCATACCAGTTTTGATATGAATCCCTACGTAATTTTATTTGTGTTGCCATTTTATAATGTCCTTAGAAGCTCGTAGATGCGTTGCCGCCATCTATATTTACCGTGAAATTTAGTTTATTACTTTGATCATCGTAGTTGACTGTAACTCCGCTATGTTCACCGTTAGTAACCATTGCAGCCGCATAATCCTGCGCAATTTCTATCAACTGACTAGTGGTCCCGCCAGTAAGCGTATATAACTCATTGAAGTTATCATTGATTTTGCCAAATGCTATGCGTAACGGATCACCGTTACCAGCATTAGGACTACTACCAACGTTAATAGTTTTTTTAGACATTTTATAATCTTCCTACGACAATTTCGATGACGCCTTCGCCACCGTCAAAATTCTCAAGTGCTTTACCAATAATTGTTCCAATCTTTGGATCATTAGTTGGGCGAGCATATCCGCCACCTGCACTTACCATCATATCACCTTTACGTATTTTACCACGTACTTTACATGGAACACGACCTTGTAGTGCAATAGCCGCTACAGTTCCGCCTTCAAGTTGACTGTTCATTAAATATGCTGGATTAGAAGAAACAACACCTGCTACACGTCTTGTTTCGTCTTCAGCAACAGTCACTTCAAATTCACCGCCAAACTCTAAAACTGTTCCTGGTTCATATACGGCATCTGCTTGATAATTTTCTGCCAAGTCAGCATATTTTGCTTTGTTTGCAGTACCATCAAATGTTGTAGCAGATATAGTTCCGTTGACCATACCAACTAAACCAGTACCAGATGGACTTGGAGAAACACCATATGTTGTACCATTAAAATATATACCGTCGGCGGAACTTGCTCTACCAATAAAACCAACACCACTAGTAATACCAGTGCCTGAAGTAAATGTTTGTGCATTAATACTTCCGTTGCTAGTTCTTCTAACAATAGAGTTACTAGTTACAGATGCGTCTGCTAAAACAGAAATTGTTCCAGCAACACTTCCAGTAAATGATATATCTGCTCCGCCGTTTCTAATAGCTATGTCACCAGCGCCAATACTAGTACCAGTTAGTCCATTTGGTAACTGACCACTTGTTTTAGCAAATGTAGCTGTACCGTTAAATGCCGCACCAGTGTTAATAGTTGTTGGAGCACTAGCAGAACCAAATGTACCTTCACCATAGAAGTTTACACCATAGAAACTATTTGCCCAAACTCTTCTAAAACGTAAACTAGCACTTTCACCAATATCTAATCTATCGTTTTCGGATGGAACGATAATGCTAAACTGTGAGCCAGTTAGTGTTTGAGGAGTTAAAGTAATTTTTCCTCGCATAGTGCCACCGTTCTTTAACAGCGCACCATAAGAAGGACTTCCATCTTTTCTAGCAACTAATCCTGATGAAGTACCGTCAGTAAACAAGCCACCCAATGTATCATCGTTAATCAACTGAGCAACTGACTCTTTAGTTAAACCAACAATATCTTTTAAGTTTTGTGGTGTAAGTTCTGATACATATCCAGAACTTTGATCACTAGGATCGCCTGTAAATCTTCCTAATATTCGATAGTTACTAATTTGTTGTAGTCTATCTAGTTGTACACCAGTTGTCTTATTACTAGATGTTCTTAGTTGGATAAAGCCGCTGGTTGTATTAAATTCACTTGCCCAGAATGTAGAAATACCAAAATCACTAGCAACTGCATTTGATGCAGAACTTACAGTGTTTGCTCTATTCAATGAAAGTTTAGATTGTAAAATACCAGCGCCGTTTCTAACTTTGTCGTTATCAATTGCGCCTGATTTAATAGCAATAGTGATGTTATTAGCACTTCTAACAACAGTAATATCACTAGTTGAGCTAACACTTGCATTGACCATTGAACCACCAGATCCAACTGGTACTTCGCCAGTAAACACTAAGAAATCACCACTTCCAGGAGTTCCAGTTATTGTTACGTCTGCAATATCTTTAACAAAGTTTTTATTGTTAAAATAATTCAATGTAACTAGATCTGTTGATGCACTAGGATCAGCACTTCCAGTAACTCTGTTGCCATTGAGGTTAATGTCTTTTTGTATTGCTACAATAACAGCGCCACCTGTTGCGCCTGATCCTGATTGTAACTGTACACTGAACGATGCTGGAGCAACAGGTGCACCACCAACATAAGTTTGTGTAATACTTGGAGCCGCAGTATAACCACATCCAGCATTTGTGATAACAATTTGACTAATCTTTTGTGTACTACCAGTACCTTCCATTAAAGCAAAACCAGTAGCTCTTACGCCGCCAGTAATTTGTGGAGTACTAAATGTAATAGTAGGAGCGGCAGAGTAACCAGTTCCACTTGACAATACGTTGATACTGGCTACACTTCCCCCAATAATAACTGTTGGAGCACTAGTGTATCCATAACCAGGAGTGTCAATGACTATTGATGCAACACCTCTTGGATTAGTTCCAGCTTCTAATACAGCTCTACCAGTAGCACCTGTACCACTTGTGGAGTAGAAAACAACTGCTGGTGGTGTAGTGTAATTTGCACCGTTAGCAGTGATTGTAACTGAACTTACAAAATATCTAGTCGTAGTATCGTTTAATGTAAATCCAGACCAACCAGTTCTAACACCGCCTGTAGCAATAGATTGATCTACATATATTTTATTAGTAGCATCTAAAGATAAAGTTGGTGCTTTTAAATTGGTAATTTTGTTTGCATTTAAATCAATGCCGCCTCTGTTTACAAAAACACCGCCAGTGTCAGTAATATCAGAAATCATTGAGAATGCTTGAACATTGTTTCTAACACCAGTAGTTGTAATAGGGTAGCTACCGTCATAAGTTATAACACCGCCTGCAAAGACATTATCAACATATTTTCTGTTTACAATGCCAAATCCATCAGGACTAGTACTGTTAATAGTGTTTTCGATACTGTTAAATCCAATGTCTAAATCACCTTTCATGACACTTGTGCCATCTAAGGTCAACAAGCCCTTGTTTGGAGTCAATGTATTATCAACAGTAAATCTACCAGAGATAATATTGTTGATGTATGTCTTAATTGCTTTTTGTGTTGGTACAATGTTGTCACTGTTGTCGTCCATCTTCTGATCACCAGAGAATGCACGAACAGTTTCACCTGTTAAGAATGTCAATGAGCTAACAGCTGACAAACCAATCTTAGCGGCAATAGTAACACTACCATCGCCTTGGTTAACGTTAAAGTAACTACCAACTCTAAAGTTACCATCTTGGTCTGTAGATACGTGGAATACACGACCTGTTCCAATTTCTTTAACAATAGCACTTGAGCTTGGTGTGTTATTTGGAGGTCCATAAACGTTGTTTGGATAATTGGAATCGTCATAACCACCAGCGCCAACTTGTAAGAAGTCGTGTCCAGTAGCACGTACTGTAGAGAACGTTGTTGTAATACCAATTACGTCACCTGCAATATGTCTTGCATCTAAAGTAGTGTTCAAATCAAACAAGTAATTTGCACCAGGACCTGAAACAGTTACCGCAGTTCCAACTGGCAATGCTTGTGATAATAACGCACTAATTTTTACTCGATAACCAATAGTATTTTGTAGTTCGTCAAATACCTGTGTTACAGTTCTAATAATTGTGTCTTCAGTAACACCACCAACTCCCTTGATAGGAATACCTGGACCAGTTACGATACCACCATATTGTAAACTTGTTGCTGTTGGTGGGAATAACAATGACTGCAATGTATCTTTAATTTGTGGTTCTTGAATAATATGAGGACCAGTAATGCCTAAAGATATAATTGATGTTATTTGAGACATCAATTGTCCAATTCTAACACCAACACCTGTTTCTGCTACTAAGGAGTTGTTAATGTTTTGAGGAACATAGGTTTCGCCTTCTGGATCTTGATAGCTTCTTGGTATTCCCAAGTCTCTAACTGGCAATGAATTCAATCCATCTTCTAGAGCATCTGCAATTATTTCAAACAATACTTCTAATCTATTGTCATCAACACCAGCAGTTCCAGGAGTACCGCTTGTATTTTGAATTAGCGGGTTTCCTAACTGTCTAGTCACAGTATTTTCTAGTACAAGTTGTTTAGCAACTGCTTTTGCATGTCTTATAGCAGAAACAGTTTGTAGTTTTTGTGTTTCTAAAACTACGTCTGAACTAGCACTACCATCATAATATGCTTCGGCAGCAATTCTAGTTTTTACGTTACCGCCGTACTCTAAGTCATATGCGATTGCGTCAACAATTAAACCAACGTCCCTTCTACACTTGGCTTGATTATATGTAAATCCTGAACTATAAGTTTGATTTAGATATGTAATAACGCCATTCTTAATTGTGTTAATGTTATTTAGAACAGTAATTTTACTGTTATTGGCAACAGTGAAGTTTGCTCCATTTGTATATGCTGGAGAAATTGGAGTTGGTGCTGAGTTAACACCAAACTCTGCAATAGTATTCACCACTAATAACAGATTGGATATTGTTGTTCTTGATGTAGAAGATCCTGATGGTAATGATGTGTTTTGTGTTGCAGTATTACCAGTAGTTCTTACAATTGATTGGGCTTGTAGTACTTGATTTACTACATCTTTCAAATAATTGAAAGCAATGATAGTAACATCTACTTGACCTTGAATTAGTGTTACTGCGCCATTCCAATAAGCACTGCCAGCACCAATACTTTGTGTATTACCGCCATACAATGTATCATACGCTACTGCATCAAGTATATAACCTACGTCTCTAATACATAGTTGTGGATCATATGAATAACCACTAAATGCTGATATAATATAGTTAGATACATCTGAAATAATAGATGCCTTATTGGTACTAACAGTATTAAATGCGCTTATTAGAGTTGATTCAACTAAAGAAATTGATGGGTTAACAACACTAGGCAATGTGTTCAAGCTACCAGCAGTAATAACACCCTTAATAATTTCAATATTACCAGTTGCTGTGCTAGACTCGCCTGAAGAACCAAAACTTCCTGTTCTATTTTGTGTAGAGTTGTTACCACTAGAACGTGCAACAACAGTTCCTTGTATTACTTGTCCAACTACAACTTGTAATCTTGAATAAGCATTTACAGTGGCAACTGCTTGCCCTGCACCAAGTTGACTTGCCGCGCCAACAAAATAAGCTTCGGCAGCTTTGATACTTGCACTATTACCGCCATATAAAACATCATAGCAAAGAGCATCAACAATATAGCCTACGTCGCGACTACATTTTGTTTGATTGTAGTTTGGTGGAGGATTGTTAACGTTAACAAACGCAATAATTTCAGACTGAATAAATGCTCTATTCTGTTGTAGTTGATCTTTGGCATTAATTCTTTCTTGTGTAGCACCAAGCGGAGTAGGATAAGTTAGAGTCGGAGCTGTACCGCCTTCTAATAAATTAATTACAGTGTCAAAACTTTCAGTTACTCTTGATAATGCCACTGGATCAGAATTTACTAATGCTTGTGTTACAGTTCTAGCTTTTAAGATACCTTGCTTAGTCTGTATTATTTGCTCAGATTGTAGATAAGAGGAATTAGCTCTTTGATATGCTAATCCAGCAGTTACAGAATTAAAGTTAGTACCAAAAGCAGTATCATATAAAGATGCATCAAGAATATAACCAATATCTCTTTCGCATTTGGCTTGTATTGCAGGAGTATATGTGTAATTAACAAAGTTGTAGTTTACAAAAGCAATAAACTCTTGTTGTAAAAATTCTTGGTTAGCTCTTAATAAGTTAACTGAATTTAATACGCCTGTATCAACAACTGATGGATTAGAATAAACTAATTCAGTAGTGTTACTACCACTGTTGATAATACCTGTAACTAAGTTAAATTTGTTAGTTAATTCAGTTGCTACAGTTGAATCAGTAATTACAGCCAATGCCAAATCTCTTGCTTTGTTGATACCAGCAATAGTTGGAATTTTTTGGTTAAGGATAACGTTTGAAGAATAACTTCTTAGATATGCTAAACCAGCAGTAATTGATCTATAGTTTGATCCAAGAACGATGTCATCTAAAACTGCATTTAGAATTAGATCTACGTCTCTTCTACATTTTTCTTCGTCGTAGTTAAAACCTGGGAACTGGTTATTCAAATAAGCAATTACATCTTCTTGAATAAATGCTTTGTTATCTAATAACTGTTGAACACCATTTAAGTTTGAACCGTTATATGGTAATGACAACTGTGGTGTAACTGCGCCGCTATACTGATTAACAATATATTGAGCAACTTTTGTAGCATAGTTGATAGCATCAACTGTAATACCTTTTTGTTGAGCTAGTACTAATGCCGCACTTGGGTTACCTTGTTGATAGTAACTTGCACCTGCACCACGACTTCTTACGTTACCACCGTATGTCAAGTCATATATAACAGCATCAACGATGTATCCAACGTCTCTATAACATGTATCTTGGTTATATTCAAAGGTTGGGTAAATTGTTGATAGATAATCAATTGTTTCTTGTTGAATAAATGTTTTGTTTGCAACAAGTTTTTCAACTGCGTTTGCATTAAAGCCAACTAAAGGCGTTGCTGATTCAGTTAATTGGTAAGTTTCAATTGTTGTACCACCATTAGAAGTCTTACCTAAAATACGATAAATGCTTGGATCATAATTGCTTGCAGAGAATCTTAAAGCAGAGCTATTAATGATTGGTGGATTGTTAGTGATCTGACTAACTGAAATTGTTTTTAACTGATATAAGTTAAATGAGAACGCTCTTGGCTTATTGTAAGAGTCAGTGAATGTTTTAAGAGCAGTATTTAACGATGGATCAATACTTAGATTCCAATAACTATTTGTAAATGTAAAACTAGTATTCCCTGGAATTGATGCTGTTAAGTTTCTATCCAGTGTTAAGTCCCAGTAACCATCTACTCTAGTAAATTGTGCAGATGCAACTTGGTTAATCATTTGATAAACCAATGCTCTATCAAGTGCCAGTGCCCAACGTTGTGAAGTAGGATCGTATGTTGGCGTTCCAACTACTGTATATCTAGCGTAATCTAATTCTTCTAAATTAGTATCTAAAAGTTGGAAAGTCCATCCAGCTTTAGGAGCCCAAGGACTTAACGCACTTGTAACAATGGATCCATCAACTGGTGATGTAACATTTGCAATATATAATGTTGTTGCTCCTGGAGCGTTGTCTGCTTCTCCCAATCTTGGACTTGCTTGGAATTTAATTTCTCTAGCAGTTACGCCGACTACTGTGTAAACAGATTCGTCGTTCTCATCAACAATTGGATTAGTTGCAGATAACTTAAACTGCATTTTTAATACAGCTGGTCTTTCTAATTTGTAAACTTTTAGAACATTTTGACCAATTGCATTGTCGCTTATTGCGTCGTAACGTACAGTGCCTGCGATATTTCTTTCACTAGGATTTCCTTTAACAGTGTACTCTGTACTAGGAGCATCTTCAACAAAGTTCGAAATAGCTCTTGCAGGAAGATCAGCAAAAGTATATGTTCCTAAGTCATTAGCATATAATAAACTGTCAGTTCCATTTAATGTAAATGATGTTTTGTCTATAACAGTAATGATGTATGTTCTTCCATCAATGTCTGTTGAAATATTAGCACCACCTTGAACTGCTGGTTTAAGTTCAACACCTCTAATAGAAGTCATTTGAACACTATCACCAGTGCTAAATGGATGACTATATGCAGTGGTTACAACTAATGGACCTGCAACTAATGTTCCGCCAGGTAGTCTAGCACGGGCAACATTTTTTAATATTATTTCGTGCTTGTCTAATTTAAATGTTGAGTTACGTACTGGTACAGTATCGCACCCACCAACAATAATGTTAACTGCACCTACGTTACCATCAGCTAGTGGGCTATCAATATAAGGAGTTACTAAGTTAACTGGAGTAGTTCTTATTTTACCAATTTGAATTGCTTCGTTAGGGTCGTTGCCTTCAGATTGTAAACCAATCAAACCATAACAGCTTGATCCGCCAACAGAGCGAATTTGACCACCAGCTCTAGCCAAGTAACCAATTCGGCAGTAGTATGTGAACTGGGAAACTGCTTCACAAACACCGTTATTTTCTGCAATAATACCGTAACCTAAATCGTTAACCATTGTAAAGTCGTTGGACAACATAGAACGGTTACCAGCAGTCTCAATAACAACTTGTGTCGCTGATGGCAAGAATCCAGCTGGTAAGAATGTGTCGTCAGCTTCAATTGGTGTTGTTGAACTTAAAGTTAAAGTTGCTGTACCATTTGAATCTGGAGTTGTGCTGTCAATGATAACATATTTCTTTTTAGCAATGTAAAAAGTATTTGGTATTTCTGGTTTTCTTACTAAACCTGTTACAGTAAGTTTAGTTCCTTGAGCACCTTGTGTACCAGTAAATGGATCAGTATAACTGTTATCTAATACATAACATACTTGGTTACCAGCCATACCGTCAATAAGTTGACCACCACCGCCTTCACCAGCAAATGTAGCACAAACTTGTCCGTATGGAGAACGTGTTAAAATTTGACCAGCAGGGTCAAACGCCATTGTAAATCCCTTGCTGCCAAGGAATGTCATGTTACGTAATTGGAATGCATCACTGACCAATAATGAATCGCAATGCTCGTTATCTAGTAAGAACTCAATTACAGTTCCGTCTGGAATGGACTGTGCTAATGGTTTTGGGTCACCATTCTCATCAACAATGTCCATAGATTAAGTTCCTGGAGCAACGTTTTGCTCAGGATTAGGCTCCTTATATATAATGTTTCTAATAGTACCAACACGATATACATTAGGCTCACCACCAGTTGATCCGTAAATAAATCTTAGTCCTGATTTTGGAGGATAAGCAGAATTTCTAATTTCTAAAGTAGTGCTACCTGTTGTGTTAGTAACGCCTACAGAAATTGCTAGTTGATGATAATAGTGAGTGTTGTACCAAAATTGTGCGCCAAGTGCTCTATCACCGCGTACAAATTTAATGTCTTCGTTTTCAGGTAGTACTGGGCCTTCTTTTGGTTTTACCAATGTACGTCTAAATTCATCACCTTTGATCGCAACGTTTGCTGGAACTTGGATAGGGAAGTTTTCATAGTAAACACCAGATTCTACCATAATAGTAATTTCTGGTTTTGGTACAAAGAAACCTCTAAAACCAAAATCTACTCTAGATAAAACGCTGTACGGACCGTCCTTCTTGTTAGCAAGGGCAATGCTAATTGTGCCACCAGGAGGAACTTCTGGGCTTACCCAATTAACTAAAGATTTTAAATTTAATTCAAATAAGTTATTGTTGATTTTATTAACTCTAAAGATACCATTTAAATTTCTTGTATCTGAGTTATTTGTTCCTAAAATTGCACCGCTAATTTGAACATAGTCGCCATCAACAAACCCATGATTTTGTAAACTTACTCTTACTCTAGTTCTAGGACTTGTACTTGCATTAGTGAATGGAGGAACCCAACGTGTGATAGCAGAAGGCAAAACTTGATATGCGTTGTTCTGCAATTGGACGCGATCCATGTATTTTTTAGCAAATCTAGCAGCCTGACGAAGACTA